TATTCTCTAGTAAGAAAGACAGCGCAGGCAAAGACACATCGGCTTCAACACCGACTGCTTCCCAACAACCTAACAAAACACAGGCAGCGGCCGCCAATACACAAGAAGCAATTGATAAAGTTGCTAAAGATTGGGCTTATAGTGTATATACTGGCAAAAATAGTATAAATCAAGTTCCTAAAGACATGGTAGGAAAAGTAAATGACCTACTAAAAAATCCTCCAAATGAATGGAAATCAGCAGGACCAAACGCACAAAAAGATACCGCTAAAGACACCAAATCAACTACTGCTCTAGATACTAAGAAGGCTCCGGAAATTAAGGAGACCCCTGCTATTGACTTAAATAACAAAGACGTTGTTACTATCTTGAAGACAATGGCGGAGTATGAACGTAGAATGCTTGATGCTATTAGAGCATTAAATGGTAACCTTTTAAAGACATAATATATGAGTTGGAAAAAATATTTTACACCCGTATCGACACCATCAGGGCAACTAAGCCCTATCAGTGGTTCTGGATCCGGCGGTGGCGCAAGTCGTTCAAATTACTCTAGTTATTTGCCAGATGTATACTCTGGACATCCAAACAGATTAGAACGATATCAACAATACGACACAATGGATAGCGACTCTGAAGTCAATGCGGCTTTAGATATCCTTGCTGAGTTTTGTTCGCAAACAAACGAAGAGAACGGCACACCATTTGAAATTTTCTTTAAAGATCAAGCCACACAAACTGAGATAAAAGTTATCTCTAAGTACTTACAGCAGTGGACAAAACTAAACAAATTTACAAATCGTATCTTTAAAATTGTTCGTAACAATTTCAAATTTGGCGATAGTTTCTTTATTCGCGATCCAGAAACACTAGCATGGATGTATGTAGATCCAAGCAAAGTTGACCGTATTATTGTCAACGAAAGCGAAGGTAAGAAGCCTGAACAATACATTATTCGTGACTTGAACATTAATTTTCAAGCACTAAGCGCAACAATGATTAATCCGGGCGGACAAAATGCTCTACCTGGTGGACAAGTATACGGTACTGGCGGAGCACAGCAACGCGGTATGGTAGGTATGTATCCTCAATCTACAGCAAGTAGATTTAATAAAACACAAAACGAACATGCTATTGATGCTAAACACGTAGTACACCTTTCATTAAGTGAAGGACTTGATAATAATTTTCCATTTGGTAATAGTATCATGGAAAGTATTTTTAAAGTTTATAAACAAAAGGAACTATTAGAAGATGCTATTATTATCTACCGTGTACAACGTGCTCCTGAAAGACGTGTTTTTTATATTGACGTGGGTAATATGCCAAGTCACCTTGCTATGTCTTTTGTTGAGCGTGTTAAAAATGAAGTTAATCAACGACGCATTCCTTCTGTCACAGGAGGCGGAGCCAGTGTTATTGATTCATCTTATAATCCGCTAAGTATTAATGAAGACTACTTTTTCCCACAAACATCAGAAGGTCGTGGATCAAAGGTTGAAATCCTTCAAGGTGGTCAGAACCTAGGAGAAATTGATGATTTACGATATTTTACAAATAAACTTTTTAGAGCATTACGTATCCCTTCCAGTTATTTGCCTACTGGCACTGACGACGGGGGCAGTAATTTCAACGACGGTAGAGTTGGTACAGCGTACATACAAGAACTCCGATTCAACAAGTACTGTGAACGACTACAAAGTTTAATGAACGAAACGTTTGATACAGAATTTAAATTGTATATGCGTGAAAAGGGCATTAACTTTGACCCTAACTTGTTTGATTTAAAATTTAATCCTCCGCAAAACTTTGCTTCATATCGTCAAGCAGAAATGGATACAGCCCGTGTAAACACATACGCAAGTCTTGCCGAAGTTCCACATATGAGTAAACGTTTTGCCCTTAAACGCTTCTTAGGTCTAACACAAGAAGAGATGGCAGAAAACGAACGTCTATGGCAAGAAGAAAATGGCCTAGGACGAGAAAATGCTACAGCGGCCGCAGAATTACGTTCAGCAGGAATTAGTTCAAGCGGGGCTTCTAGTGATATGGATAGTCTTGGACAAGCCGACGAGAATCCTGATATAGCAAATATGGACCAAACTAGCGGAGCACCTCCAATGGGCGGTGATGCTAGTGCCGGAGTAGAGCCAGGCGGCGCACCTCCGATGTAATTGGTAAATAATGTTATGCTACTCAACGAATTCATGTATTTTAACGAAACTAGCGCAGGATTGGAAGACGATCCTGTGTACGATCCTTTCCACGATAAGAGTATTATTACATCTAAAGATGTTAGAAAAACACGTCTAACTCTTCGAATGATACATGATTTACGTAAGGCTAGTGAAGCACGAGAGCAAGAAAAAATTAAAGAAACACAATTAATTCAAGCGATGTATAAGCAACCTGCTCCGGAACAAGCGGCTGCACAATAACTGTTAAGTTAATTCACTTTGAGACTAACTAAATATTTTTAACAAAAATTCAATCAAAAAACTTCAAGTTTTTTTCGGTATTACCAAAAACCGCCGGTTTTTGGCCTATTTCACATAACTATATTCGAACGGCTGTAAATATACTCATAAGACAGCCTTGCCGCATCTAATACTAAGGAGAAACCTATAATGTCTACAAAGATGGAACAACTTTTAGACTTACTTGTTAATGAAGAAATGGATAAAGCCAATGAACTTTTCCACGAAATCATTGTTGAGAAGTCACGAGGAATTTACGAGAATTTAATTGCTGAAGAAGCAGAAGAAGATGAAGAAGAAATGGATGAATCTGCCGAAGAAGAGGAAGATGAGTCTGTTGAAGAACAAACAACATTTGAAATTGGTGGTTCAGACGCTGAAATCGGTGGTGACGCTAGCGATGATTTTATCGGTGGTGTAAGTGATCACGATATGGGCGGTGACGACGAGTTCGGCGGTGACGACGAGTTCGGCGGTGAAGAAGAGCCAGGTATGGGCGGTGAAGGCGATACAGAAGAACGTATCGACGACTTAGAAGACGCTCTAGAAGAATTAAAAGCCGAATTTGAAAAGATGATGGCCGGTGAAGAACATGAGGAAGAAAAATTCCCAGGTATTCATAGCGGTGAAGAAGAAGACGGTGAAGAAGGCGAAGAAGACGGTGAAGAAGATGACGAAGAGGAAGACGACGAAGGTATGAACTTCGAAAACGTTGAACCAGTTCGTGAATACCGTGAACGTGTTGGTAACGACTGGGAAAAATCAGGTTCAATGAAGACTCCTGGTCCAGTAGGTGGCGGCAAAGGTGACTTAGCAGGCCAAACTTCTGTATCTGATACAAAGAGCCCAGTTAGTTCTGGCAAAGGTAAGCCAACAACAGGCGCACACGCTGGTAACATCCTAAACGGTGGAACAGGCGTTGGTGAAATGAGCGGTACAAGTCCTAACGCCGACAAAGGTTCACGTGGACTAGTTGGTGCTACAAAAGGTGAATTTACAAAGGGTGTTGAAAAGAACATTTCTAGTTCATCTAAATCTGGAATGAAAGACGGTGCTGCATTGAACAAACAAGGTAGCGGTTACCCAGGTAACAACAAGTCTGCTGGTCCAGTTGGTTCAGGAACAGGCGACAAGGCTGGTCAAACTAGCAATGGCGCAGTTAAGAGCCCAATCACAGGCGCACCTAACCGTAACGCTTAATTAGAGAAATAGATGAGACAACAATCCTATCTAAGAGAACATTTAACCTTTGATCAGGCTCGTGTTGAATTACACGAGGCTGATGAAAAGAATGGTAAGAACCTTTATCTAAAAGGTATTGCCATTCAAGGTGGTGTTCGCAACGCTAACCAACGTGTTTATCCTGTAGACGAAATTGCTAACGCAGTTAAAACTCTAAATGATCAAATAGTTAATGGTTATAGCGTGTTAGGTGAAGTTGACCATCCAGATGACTTAAAAGTAAATTTAGATCGTGTTTCCCATATGATTACAGAGATGTGGATGGACGGTCCTAATGGATATGGGAAGATGAAAATTCTTCCTACCCCGATGGGCAACTTAGTACGTACTATGCTTGAAAGCGGTGTAAAACTTGGTGTTAGTTCTAGAGGTAGCGGAAACGTTAGTGAAGGTTCTGGCCATGTATCCGATTTTGAGATTATTACTGTAGATATTGTTGCACAACCTAGTGCGCCGGGAGCTTATCCTACACCAGTGTATGAACATCTTATGAATAATAAAGGTGGTTATTATGCTTGGAGGGTTGCGCAAGAGGTAAAAGAAGATCCGAAAGCCCAGAAGTATCTTAAGGAATCAATGCTTAAGATAATTCAAGGTCTAAAATAAGGAGAAAGAGTGATGTTGGACGCATTCAAACAATTAGTAGAAAGTGGCGTGATGTCAGAACAAGTTGGTTCTGAGATTCAAGTTGCGTTCGAAAGTAAAATTCAAGAAAACCGCGACCAAGTCACCGCTGAACTACGTGAAGAGTTTGCTCAAAAGTATGCGCACGATAAGGCGCAAATGGTTGAGTCACTTGATAACATGATCGGCGAGCGATTGGCCGCAGAGATGGCTGAACTTGTTGAAGATAAGAAAGCGTTAGCGGAAGCTAAAGTTGCTTACCACAACAAGATGGCAAGTGATGCTAAAGTAATGGAAGCATTTGTCATTCGTCAGCTAGGTAAAGAACTAGGAGAATTCCAAAGTGACCGTCAAAAAGTTGCTGAGAATTTTGCTAAGTTAGAGCAATTTATTGTAAGTGCTCTAGCAAAAGAAATCAACGAATTTGCTGTTGACAAGCGTGATTTAGCTGAAGCGAAAGTTAAGCTAGTACGTGAAGCTAAGAGTAAGTTCGAAGAAGTAAAAACGCAATTCATCAAGCGCAGTGCAAAAGTTGTAGAAGCAAGCATTACAAAACATTTGAAATCAGAAATGAGCCAGCTCAAAGAAGATATCGAATCTGCTCGCAAAAACGCTTTTGGACGCCGTTTATTCGAAGCGTTTGCTACAGAATTTAGTTCTAGCTATCTAAACGAAAAATCTGAAACATCTAAACTGTTAAAGGTTATCGAGAAGAAAGATCAAGAACTAGCAGAAGCAAAAGCTGTTGTTACAGAGAAGGCAAAACTAGTAGAATCTAAAGAGCGCGAAATTCGTGTTACTAAAGATCTAATGGAACGCCGTCAAGTAATGGCAGAACTAATGGCACCACTAAGTGCTGAGAAGAAATCAGTTATGAAAGATTTGCTCGAGTCTGTACAGACCGCAAAGCTACATACTGCGTTCGACAAATACCTACCCGCAGTAATGGAAGGCGATGTAAAGAAAGTTGTTAAAGCGGAAGCTAAGACAACATTGACAGAAGGTACCG